CTATTTCAAGTACAACCGCAGGGACTTTTAGTGCGTATTACGGGCGCACACCCAGCAGTAAAATAACCAACTCTAATTCTTCAAGTTCTTTTCCCGTTACTTTTTCGGGAACACCAAGTGATGGTAATACTTATTATTATAAAGCAGAAACAATAGCTAGAGGCTTTGTAAGTGGTGGACTCACATTGCCCAGTTTCTCTCTCGAAGTGGTCTGGGAAGGACAAGTGGTTTCTTCCAGTACTGGAACCGTAACTGGGGCAACTACCAACGGGGGCACTCTTGCTCAAACGGCGGCTTTTCTACCTACATACGCCGCTAACTCAGCCAATGAAGTTTTGATCACAACGGGTGGGTTTATTTATCAACTAGGCTCAACAGTCTTTGCGACGGACGGTCAGTCTGATCCCGGCGCACCCAATACTTTTAGTCAAATTATTAATTACGGGCTTGTTCGCCGTAAAGCCCAAACAACAACGGTCAGTTCTTCTGTAAACCCTAACGTGCCTGCAAGCGGTGAAGTGTCCATGTCTGATTACTACGGTGGTCGAGATGACTAGAAAAGCCAGCAAGATGCCAGCCCGAAACAAAAAGAACTTCAGGCCAACCAAGGCCGGAGCAGGCATGACTAAGAAGGGCGTAGCTGCATATCGTCGTATGAACCCCGGTAGTAAGCTGAAGACTGCCGTTACAGGTAAAGTCAAAAAAGGTAGCGCGGCGGCAAAGCGTAGAAAATCATTCTGCGCTCGTTCTGCTGGTCAGATGAAGAAGTTTCCAAAGGCCGCGAAGAATCCTAACAGCAGATTGCGTCAGGCAAGAAGACGGTGGAAGTGTTGACATGAAAATTCAGGAAGCAGTAGCCCGTATAGAAAAGCACGAAGCAGAATGTTCTCTTCGATACGAAGAGATACAACGTCGGCTCGAAGACGGTAAACAAAAAATGGATAAGCTGGATGCCAACATCTCAGCAAACTTCAAATATCTGGTGGGTATCATCATAGCAACTGCGTTACTGCCTTTTGTTGAGAGGTTGTTCTAATGACGATCTCTAGGTCGAGCATACCGAAGCAGATCACCAAGCCTCCACAGAAAAGAAAATGGAGCGCAAAACGCAAGCGTAGTATAAACTGTAAGAAGCCCAGAGGCTTTTCAGAGCGTGCCCATTGTGCAGGACGCAGGAAAAGGAAGAAATGAGATGTCAAAAAAGGATGCTTGTTACCACAAAGTCAAGGCACGTTATCGTGTCTTTCCGAGTGCTTACGCTTCCGGTGCGATTGCCAAGTGCAGAAAAGTCGGAGCTAAAAACTGGGGAAATAAAAGCAAGAGTAAAGCAGTTAGAAAAGCAGATGGAGGAATGGTGCGCGGAGCTTCAAAGTTCAGAGACGGACAGAAGTACCGCTATAAAACCACCAAGATCTATTGATGCCAGCAGTAAGAAAAACTAAAAAAGGGTTAGCCCTCAAACGCTGGTTCAAAGAGGACTGGAAAGACGTTCGCACGGGCAAGAAGTGTGGGCGCGGAAAGAGTGAGAAGAGGGGCACACCGTATTGTCGCCCGTCTAAACGAGTCTCTTCTAAGACACCCAAGACTACTAAAGAAATGACAGCCGCTGAGAAGCGCAGTAGAGTTAGTCAAAAGAAACGGTTGGGACAACCAGCTGGTAAACCTCGTAGAGTCAAAGCAGTTAGAAGGAGGAAGACGAAATGATTAAAAAGCGTAAAGGCATGAAAAAAGGCGGCATGATGAAATCTAAAGGCTATCGCCGTGGCGGTGCCGTTGGCATGAAGTCTAAAGGTATGAAACGCGGTGGTGCTGTTGGTATGAAATCCAAGGGGATGAAGCGTGGCGGTGCCGCTAAAAAACCCACAATGACACTGGCTCAGATAAGAGCAGCAGCGAAGAAAAAAGGTTACAAGCTCACTAAAGCATAATGCCTTATCTTCAAAGCAATATCCCTCACTTCAAGTGCTGGGTGCGCCGGGAATACACACACAACCATGAGAAATACCATGGCGAGTTTTTACACGCCATGGCTATCGCTGTAACGACTATGCCATGCAGGTCGTTGAGCTTTCAGGTTATATTCACGGGCATCGAAGCTGAAGGTGAGGAAGAGGACACTGTACACGGTGGTGCAATGTGGGCGCGTATGCCCATCACTGCACTGGTGGCAGATGAGCCTTTAGAAGAATGGCCTGTTCCTATGGCTGTTCATGATGCACAACCATGGGATTGTTCATCGCATAACCATGCTGTGTATGTCTTAGACAGAGCTACACCCTGTCCCTGGTTCGCAAAGATAGATGGCGAGATGTTTCCTGCCAAATATTTGTTCACTGTAGATTATTCAGAAAACGAAATCGCGGATGACCCAGCACAACACAAGCAGAGCCATGTGTTGCATTTGCTTGATGCTGGAGAGTGGACAGGAAATATTGTGGCGTTGCCAAACAACCGTGTTAGGGTAACTCATCCAGCTTGGTTTGAGGCGGGGACTGGTGCCCCAGACTTCAAACCATCTGCTCATATACATTATTCTAAAAGTGATTTAGACTATACGTTAGATGTAAACAGGGTGTTTGATAACCTTTATAACGAGGAAGAGTGATGGCAACGTCCAGTTCAAGGAACTTTACTCTTGATGTAGCTGAAGTCATCGAGGAAGCCTACGAACGTTGTGGGTTGGAAGTCAGGACTGGGTATGACGCTGAAACGGCGAGACGCTCACTCAACATCATGTTCGCAGATTGGGCAAATAGAGGTGTAAATCTGTGGACGGTGCAGTTGGGCACACAAGCTCTCACATCAGGTACATCTACCTACACCCTCTCTAACGAAATTACTGACATACTTGAAGTAGTTGTTCGTCGTGACAACACTGATTTTCAGGTGCAACGCATCAGTCGGGGCGAGTATCAAAACCAGCCGAACAAGGCGACAACAGGCAAGCCCTCTAGTTTCTATTTCAACAGACAGATTACACCAGAGATAAACCTGTGGCCCACGCCTGAAAACAGCACAGATGTTTTGCGTTATTACTTTGTTCAACGCATACAAGATGCTGATGCCTTGGTAAATGATGTAGACGCACCCTTCCGGTTTTTGCCCTGCATGGCAGCGGGACTGGCATACTACTTGTCTGTTAAACGCGCACCTCAAAGAATACAGGTGTTGAAATCAATCTACGAAGAAGAGTTCCAACGTGCCGCAGATGAAGACGAGGATCGTGTAGCACTCAAACTTACTCCAAGTATTGATTATCTACGGGTGCGCTAATGGCCCGGTTTGCATCAGGTAAAAGAGCATACGGCATCTCAGACAGATCTGGCTTTCGTTATCGCAAAGCAGAGATGCGGAAAGAGTGGAATGGTCTATTGGTGGGGCCGGATGAGTATGAACCCAAACATCCGCAACTTACACCGCCACGCAACATCTCTGATCCAGAAGCTATCCGCAATGCTAGGACAGACCGAACAGAACCAGCTATTGAAGTTCTGTTAGATCTTGATCCGTTTACATCGGGGTCTGCTAGTTCGGCAGTCATAACTGTTGCAGAAACAGCCCATGGTCGTTCGACCAGTGATGTAGTTCGGTTCCGGTCTACTGTGCCTTTTGATGGTTTTACATCATCCGCGCTTGAAAACAGCAGCGGATTTACAATTACCGTTGTGGACACAAACTCTTATACTTTTGATATTAGTCAGCGAGGGTCATCAGAGACAGCCACTATTGGCTCTGTGTCTGGGGGCGGCAAAGTAGCTTCGGCTGGGCCAGTAACAGTGAGTGCATAATTATGAGTTTTACTTACAGCGAATTAAAAACAGCGATTCAGGACTACACTGAAAACACAGAGACATCTTTTGTTACGCACCTGAATGACTTCATCAAGGCGGCTGAAGACAGGCTCTTCAAGTCCGTGGACTTTGAAATATTTCGTAAAAACGTTACCAGCGCGTTTACCTCAAGTGATCGGTTCTTGACAGTACCCACTGACTTCTTAGCGTCGTTTTCACTGCGTATCACAACATCAGGTTCTGAACGGTTCTTAGAACAAAAAGACGTAAACTTTTTGCAGACCTTCACACCCTCTGCATCTACTACAGGTGTGCCACGATATTATGCACGGTTTGATGAAACGAACCTCGTCGTTGCGCCAACACCAGACTCTAACTACACGGTAGAGCTACACTATTATTTCAGA